CTTTTATTGTATTCATATTGATTGATCCTTTATATAGTGAATGAATCATTAATTTATAGTAAATTGATATTTACGTCAATGGGTAAATCGGACTTATAAAAAGGGTTTATGTAATTATGCCCCAATGTATAACGGCTATATGATCTTATCTTACTGCTTTTATTAGTATGCTTTTCAATCATTCTAAACTTAACGCCTTTAGCATCTAAAGCTTTAAGATAGGTTGATAGATCGCAATCTTCTTCAAGGTAAACAAAGCCCGCTTCCCTATAGTCATTATCTTTTCTTACTGACTTGCTATGATATATATAAGAATAGGTGCTTATCTTATCCGCGATATTAAGCTTTAATAGCTCTTTTAACGTTACTTTAGCCCATCCATGCGATGGATCGGTATAAAGAATGATTGATTTCATTTAATGCCCCTTATGTAATTAATAGTAAACTTATGTTTACGCTTTGAATTATGGATCGATGTATATATCAATGTCAACGATTAAATTGTAAATGAATTGTAACAATCTTAAAGCTTAAGCATAAACCATGCCAGCTTTAAGAATACCCATTAAATAAATATGTATACATGAATAGGATTGTATGATAGATAAACCAATTGAGAATGAGAATCATTCGCATCTAGATAACGTACATGCTGACACTATGCCCGATGCATTAAAGGGCAATGATATAAGCATGGATGATATCTTATCTACTGACATGATCAAGCAGCCCGAAAGCCTTGAGACAGGCAAGGATAAAGGCGGACGCCCCCCGCACCTTCCAAATGGAGACACCCGAAATAAGGTATTCATGTTATCTACAGTAGGAACACGCCACGAAGATATAGCCACAGTACTAGGCATTAGTGCAGATACCTTGACTAAATATTATCACGATGAATTAGCTAAAGGTCGTATTGAAGCTAACGCATCTGTAGCAGAGACTTTGTTTAAACAAGCTAAAGAAGGCAACACCACAGCCATGATCTTTTGGTTGAAGTCTCGTGCCAAGTGGAAAGAAACATCACAGCATGAGATTAGTGGTAACCCTGATGGAACACCTGTAGAAGTAAAAATCGTGACTGGTATAGACTAGCCACCCCCCTTTCTTTTATAGGAATATTTTTCTAACTTTTTTTAAAACGGCAGTACCCAAATTTTTTATAGGATATTATTATGGGCTTACTAGATTATTTAGAGCAATTAAGACAGTCAGCACCCGCAGGCATGGGTCAACTTACAGAAGATGAAGCTGCAAGATTAAAGCAGATTATGATGCAACAACAAATGGATGAGTTTTCTAGACAAAATGCTTTTATGTCTAATCCACAAGCAGTACCGTACTACCAACAAACAAATCCACTAGGCAATACGATGACTAACGTAGCACCACAAGGCGGGGGTATATCTGTCAGACCACCTCCTATGGATTTGAATTCACTCATTAGAATGTTATCTAGATAAGGAGAAAGTTATGCCAATGGTCGGAAAAAAGAAATTTGCTTACACAGAAAAAGGTAAGAAAGAAGCTAAAGAATACGCTAAAAAATCAGGTAAAAAAGTAGCAGCTAAACCAGCTAAAAAAGGAATGAAGAGTGGCTACTAAAACTGGACTTTATGCCAACATCGCAGCAAAGAAAAAACGTATTGCTCAAGGCTCTGGCGAGAAGATGCGTAAGGTAGGATCTAAAGGTGCACCTACAGCTAAAGCTTTTAAAGAGTCTGCAAAGACAGCTAAAAAGAAATGATTAAGAAGGGTAAGGAAACGTTCTCTGGTTATAACAAACCTAAAGCCACGCCTAGCCACCCTACTAAATCACACGCTGTATTAGCTAAATCTGGAGACAAAGAAAAGCTTATACGTTTTGGACAAAAAGGTGTAAGTGGTGACAAGACAGATACAGCAAGAGCAAAGTCTTTTAAAGCAAGACACGCTAAAAACATAGCAAAAGGTAAGATGTCTGCCGCATATTGGGCTAACAAAGTAAAGTGGTAATTTAACAACTAGGAGGCGATGACCCTATATGGAGTCGCAAAAAACTTTAGATACTGGGTATAGACCACGAGTCCCCCAAAAACTGATACACAATGCAGTCAAAGATCATAGGTTTGTGGTAGTCGTAGCACACAGGCGTATGGGAAAAACTGTATCTGCTATTAATCAACTTATACATAGTGCTCTTACATGCACAAAAAAAGAACCTAGATACGCATATGTAGCTCCTACATATAATCAATCTAAACGTATTGCATGGGACTATCTTGTAAATTATACAAGACCTCTAGGTGCTAAAGTAAACATTGCCGAACTTCGTGTAGACTTTATGGGTAGACGTATCTCACTTTATGGTGCAGATAATCCTGACTCACTTCGTGGTATTTACCTCGATGGTGCAGTGATAGACGAAGTAGGTAATATCAATCCATCTGTCTTCAGTGACATCATCCGACCTGCGTTGACAGACCGACTAGGTTTCTGCGTTGCTATGGGTACACCCAAAGGCAACAATCACTTTAGAGGGTTGCGAGATAGAGCCGCTGAAGGACAAGGATGGAAACTATTAGAGTTTAAATCTTCAGATACTAAACTACTAAACGAACAAGAATTAACAGCAGCCCGCCTTGAAATGGGTGAAGATAAGTTTATGCAAGAGTTTGAGTGTAATTTTAACTCTCCTGTAGAAGGCTCTTACTACTCTAAACTTATAAATGAAATAGAAGAAAAAGCACACATGACGGAAATACCTCGTGATGACTTGTGTCGTAATTACACAGCATGGGACTTGGGTATGTCCGACTCTACAGCTATATGGGTAGCCCAACTTACAGGCAAAGAAATAAGACTTATTGATTATATGGAAAATCATGGTCAAGGATTAGATTATTATGTGTCATGGTTAAGAGATAACGACTATGCACATTTTACTCACATACTTCCACATGACGTGGAGGTAAGAGAATTAGGCACAGGCAAATCTCGTAGGGAAACTTTAGAAGATGCAGGTCTTAATATTGTAACTGCTCCTCGCCTCAATGTTGCTGATGGCATACAAGCAGTAAGAAGAATAATTCCTAGATGTTGGTTTGACCCAAAAGCAAAACAAGGTTTAGATGCTCTTCGTAATTATCGTAGACACTATGATGAAAAAAGAGCTGTATTCCATGATAGACCATTACATGATTGGTCATCACATGCTGCTGACGCTTTTAGATACCTAGCAACAGGCTTGGATGAGAGTCCAGCAGAAGAGTGGAATAAACCTATTAACGTAAACACTAAATGGATAGTTTAATGGATATTAACAAATTAAAAAGCATTATCGAGTCTGAAATTGATGATTCTATTGGCTATGTTGAAACAGACACAGTTGCAGAACGTCAAGAAGCACTTGAATACTATCTTCGTGAGCCATATGGTAACGAAGTAGAGGGTAAATCACAAATTGTTACTGGTGAAGTAGCAGAAGTTGTAGACGGTGCTTTGCCACAACTTATTCGTGTATTTACATCTACAGACGGTGTAGTTGAATTTCAACCTGTAAACGATGGTGACGAACCTTTTGCACAACAAGCAACAGAGTATTGTAACTGGGTATTCTATCGTAATAATGATGGCTTTTTAATTCTACATAACTGGTTTAAAGACGCACTATTACAAAAAACAGGTATTGTAAAAGCATATTGGGATGAAAAGATTGACGTTACTAAAGAGTCTTATGAAGACTTAACTGACGATCAACTCATCATGCTTATGCAAGACGAAGATTTAGAAGTTGTTGAGCAAGAAACAGAAGAAGAAATTGAAGAAATTACTGACCCAATGACAGGTCAAGTGTTCCAAAACGTTAAACGTGAACACTATGTTAAAGTAAAACGCACTAAAAAAGATGGTCGTGTCGTTGTTGAAAACGTACCACCAGAAGAATTCCTTATTTCTAAACGTGCTAGAACTATTCAAGACTCACCATTTGTAGCTCACCGTAGAATGATGACTCGTTCAGAGTTAATTGCAATGGGATTCAAAAAAGATATCGTTGAAACTCTACAATCTGGCGATACTTTAGAATTTAGTCCAGACAGAATTGCTCGTTACTCTCGTGGTGAACAACCTAATAGCATGGGTTCACAAGATCAATCTATGGAAGTCGTAGAAGTTTACGAATGTTACATCAAAGTTGACTACAATAATGATGGCATTGCCGAATTAAGACGTGTTGTTTACGCTTCTAACGAAGTTTTAGAAGATATGGAGTGTGATTACATC